GTGGTCTAGTCGGGAAAGGCCAAACTGGCGGAAATGGTTCTTCCAATACAGGTGGCGGCGGCGGCGGTGGCTCAGGCGGATTCCCTGCATTGGCTGCTGGTGGTGCTGGTGGTTCCGGCATTGTTATTATTCGTTATCCTGACACGTTTGGTGATGCTGTAGAAATTACTGGTTTCCCCACTTTCACACAAACAGGTGGATATAAGATTTATACATTCACACAGTCAGGAACGATCACGTTCTAATCCTTGATGACAAACACAGGTATCTTTCGCCTGTGGTAATGTCTTCTCGGCATTCCAAGTAACACTTATCCCTATGGCGGGGGTTTGCCGTGTAAATTAAATCACCATCTCCATCTTCGTAACAAAATCCATATGGACGATCTTCTTCTCTGCGGCGCAACCAGCCATATGTGTAATGCCAACCATGAGAGATAACTTTATCATCCATTTTTTCCTCCCGTTTTTGATTTACGAAAAACTGGCGCTGTTCCGGCAATATAACAGAGGCGATAATGGTCCGCGCAATACGACGCTGCGACCTTTGGTTTACCGCAAAACATGAATGTCGGGTTTCCATCGTTAACCACATATCTACATGATTCAGCTTTGAGTTCCCCTATACTTAGAGGAAATTGCAGGCTCTGTTGTGCGTCGATATATTTCATGTAGCGCCCCCGCGCCCTTCCCGGTTAGACGCTACCGAGGGAGGATGGCACCGAGTCACCCTCCCTCGTACTCAACGCTTACGCTACTCCGGCTGGCCCTGATGGGTTTCGCCATTTTGGTGCTGCACCGGAGCAAACTTCCGCGCCAGAGCTGCGATCTCTTCTTCCTCCGCAGTGCTGGTTTGGATACCAGCAAACTGAGCGGCAAATGCCATATAATTTACGCCATCCACATAGTTATCTGCATGACGAGGATTGCTAGCGATCCTAGCCATTTTGGTGGCAACATGGATCATAGCAACGTCATAAGGTGTTAGAACTTTATCTAACATCACAGTTGCGATACGAGAGATGCGATCAAAAAGCTGGTCTTCTGGGCCGTATTGGGCCGCGCGGTCCCTCAGAGTTCCCACGGCTGTACTCAGAACGTCCTTGTGATTCATCATCGTCATAGTCCCCTCTTTCAAACTCAATGAATTGAGACACCTTACCTATGTGGTAGGTATTGATCACCATGTCGCCCCTATCCAGCCAGACTGTACCGTTGAGGTTCTTCTGTCTGTATAGCTGGCGAACCAAGATGAACTCCGTATTGTTGAGAACGCTACAGAACTCAGCTACTGACTCTGCATTATGCTCAACAGTGACTTGGTGAACAGCGTAGCCCTGTGCGCTCGGCATGTTCATTGTTATGAGAAATTTCACTTGTCTCTCCTGACCACTGTTCCATCCATTTTTCGTTTGAACTTGGAACCTCGGCCAAATGGCATAGGGGTCCGAGATTTCTTCGCGCCTATGTGTCGTTGATGTATCCGCTTCACTTTAGCTATCAATGGAGCGTCCACAGTAGCAGTGTGATGCCGATGACACTTCCGGTGAGCAACCAGCCAATTGTCAGCAGTATCGCTTCCACCAGCTTCCAAGGGAATTTCGTGGCTAACATCCCAATCTTCTCCCGGTATTACTTTCATATTGCATAGGTGACATACACCACCACGGTTCATAAAGATGTCGGCCCTCATCTTCGCAGTAATGCGAACGCGCTTCATTGCAGGAACTCACCCACATTGATCAGTTCGCCATCAATCTCATATGCCATTTCAGCTACAGACATAGCCATGCTTAGCATCAGTTTGATGCCCTCTTCTGTTCTTTGTCGTGAATCATGTACGACAAAAAATATGTGATGGCTTTGAGAATTTCGAGATGGTTGTGACCATCGAAAACTTCCGCAAGGTCCCTAACCAAAGCGATAGTATGTTCATCATCGTTATCGTTAGTCATAGTTTCATCTCCGCCCTGCGAGTAGCTTCTGCTGACTGCCATTCGCTGAATTGCATACGAATGTACTCAAGTTGAACTTTCAGCATAGCTGCATCTTTACGGGCATTGACCATGCTGGTGATGAACTCATTCCAATCCTCCGATGCTTTGACTTGCATCTCAGCTCGGCTGACTGTGCTGTCGCCAGAAATAACCATCTGTTGTGACATCAACTTTGCTAGAACAGCAGTTTTTGTTTCCTCCAGCATATTAGCTGCGGAATCGGCATCAACCCACTTTTTAGCCACAAGCCGAAACTGTTCAGACAACGGTAGATTGCTCATAGCTGTATCATCCTCTTTTTCAATTCACTCATAGGCTTCAACTGATCGGCACGGATATAGTGGTTCATTATCCCATATCCAAAATCGCGAACTGGTGCTTGTTTCAATCTTGCACCCCATTCCCAACCAATCAGCGATGCCTTTTTTGTATCATCATCATAAGAAGCCAGAACATAAATATCAGCTACCGGCTTTCCCTGTTCATGTATCAAATGAAACGCTTTTCTCGCGGTTTTAACATCGACAGAAAACCGTAGAGGCACAACGAAATCTATTCCCTTGTCGCCTCCGAGCTTTCTTTCAAGGTCAGGCATAAGCCCGGAGAGTTCTCCAAACTTGGCTTCCCCTAATAGACCGATCAGCTCATAGTCTTCTGACAAAGGCCGAGAAGAGGCGTGGTCTTTGTGAGACTGATGCCTATCCTCTGCCTCATCGCGCAGAATATCAGCCCAGAATTGATCTCGGTCGTTTGACATCAGAAAGGGACTTCATCGTCAAAAGGTGGCTTCTGAGCCGAGCGAGCTGGAGTAGCATCGTGATAGACCTCAGATCGGCCAGATGAATCATTGCGCGGTTGTTTTTCCTTGAAAGCAAGAGACAACCATTTGTCGCCATTCTTGTCTGTCTTGGTCCATGCGTTCACCCAGTATTCCTTGCCGTCAATCTTGCACGATCCGGTAAGGTTAGGGCTGGTATCACGATCCATCTTCTTATTCTTGAAGACTGAACCGCTCATATCCTTCTGCTCATAGGCCATCGTAGTCTCCTTTCAATTGTGCAAGCTTCTCCTCCATCTCAGTGAGAAACTTACAAATCTCGTTTTCCATTTCGCTGATTGCGCGTTCATCTCGGATGACTCGCACCACGAATAGCTGCATGTTGGCAGGCATACGCGGATCATAGCTGACGAAATCGCACCATTGCCGACCCGTGCAAGCCATCTGCATCATCATTTGATCGCGATACTTCAGGGCAGCAGAACCACCGAGAAGAGTATCAATGTGGGTTGCTGTATTAGGGCATTTGATCTCCACCAATCCATCATCGCCCACAAGGCCGTCAGGAGACGCGCCTGCGCCCGAAATGGTAGGGTGGGGTACAAAGCCAGTTTCCTGCACCAGCAGCCCTGTACGGGCTTCGTAGGCCCCCCTCGCGGCAGGCTCTTGCTCTGTACCCCACGCCATTGCGGCGTTCTGGAAACTCTCCCCCTGAGTACCAGTAAGTCGCTCGCAAATCAGTTGCGCCATATAGTTGGCACGGCTGGCGCTGTAGCCGCTTTTGGTCTTTGCCATGACATCAGCCACACGGCTGGCCGTTACCTTGCCAAGACGGGCGGCGTACCAGTCTTCAGTGCGTTGAAGATCATTCATGGCAGCCACTCATAAATTTTGATGACGAGTCCGGCATACATTAGACCGACGCCAACGGCGGAAACCATGTATCCCATGAGTTCTTTGTCAGTCATCTTCTGGGTCTTGTCATGCAGATAGCCCGATTGAACGGCAGCATAAAACAGGCCAGCGAAGAAAACGAAGGAGCCAAAAGCAACCATCACTTAGTCTCCCGCGCATTGAGCATCCCATCAGCATACTGATAGGCGACCTCATCGAACCAGCGTGGGCCTTTCTTCAAGGCTGTGTCTGCGAGCTTTGGATTAGAGAGCAAACCTGTGAGTGCTGCCATTGCGAACTGATCTCGCAGGGTTGTTGCTTCACTAATGACTGCGGGCATTTGATAGCCTTCAGCATTTTGAATGGTTTTTTGCTCATACCAAAACTCAGACATCCGCATTGGCTTCTTCCTTTTCATCGACCTTGTCTGCAATGGCTTTCAGCTTGTCGAGAGACGGCATCAAAGTCTCACGCTCTTCAGCATTGAGGCTTTTCCAAAATGCCCGAAGTGCATCAGAACCTTTTTCCGCTGCCTGCAAAGCTTCTTTGCCGCGCTTAACAGTTGTTTGCACTGGCTCATGGCGTGTCGCCTGCGGAGCCTGCTGGGTGGCAGCATTGCCATCATCGTCGTCAGCAGCCAGATTAAGGATGGCCGACAGTGAGTAGCGACGGCAGTAGGTCAACGCAGAACCAACAGCCTGTGCCGTCATTTGCCCAACAGGCATCCGCAGGGTTTCGGCAATGAACTCGCCTGACTTGTGCATGAGCATCGTTTCTACTTCCACTTCCTTCTCGCCAAAACGTGGAAGCTGAACAATAGAAAGATCATTCAAAGCCAAGGGCTCACGGATAACTTCGCGAAGTGCGTTTAGATCAGCGTAGCGGCTCTTGAAGTGAGGGTTCACGGCCCCCTTTGAGGCCGCATCAATCTGACCCTGTGCCTTAGACAAAGCTTCAGCGAGCTGCGCGATAGAATCGGACATCTTCATAGGTGGCTCCTTAGTGCCAAGCGGGATCGTACATGAGGGATTCGGTATTGTTCTCTTCAGCTTCCGCGTCGATATAAGCCACAGTGCGGCTATCAGCGCGGATAGCTTCTTCAATGATCTTGAAGAGGAGTTCGGTGCGCTTCAGGAACACATCATCGCCAGTCTTGTCATTGGCGGGGATGGACATTGATTCAATGTACCATTCGCCAGCGCGACCACCATCAATCTCAATGACGACATCCAGAACCATGTTGTGGTTGGGGAGGGAAACTTCTTCAAGGGTCAGCTCGTATGCCATCGGGGTATCTCCATCAGGGGTAAATCAAACTTGATGTCCCGTTTATAGCCCCAGCGAATAAGCTTGTCAAGCGGTGTTAAGGCGTGTAAAAGAAAAAATATGGAAAAAGATGTCGCACTTATAGACCTCATTGTAAAAGCTGGCTCACAAGCGGAGCTGGCACGGGCGCTCGGCGTATCGCGGGCAGCTATTCATTATTGGCGTCAGGTGCCTATCAAGCACTTGCTTGCCATTGAAACGCTCTACAATATCCCTCGGCAGGCGCTGCGGCCTGATCTGTATGGAGGCCACGATGAAGCCCAAAGCCGGGATCGTCCTGCTGTATTGGCAGATGGGGTGGAACACCGCCGAGATAGCCGACAAGTTGGAGGTAGCGGAGGCCGAGGTCTATCGGGCGCTCAGAGCCGCTCTGGAACGCCGGAGAAAGGTTCGTGCTAAAGTTCATCCTTCCCTTCCCGCCTAGCGTCAATCGCCTTTGGAGAGCCAGTAAAGGCGGGGGTGTGTACCGCAGCCCGAAGTATGCTGAATGGCGGACACGGGCTATGTGGCAAGTCTCAGCGCAGGCGAAGCGTCAAAAGATTGACGGCCCATACAAGATCACTGTTCTGGCTGTGAAGCCAGATAAACGTCAGCGCGATCTGGACAACATTCTCAAAGCCATCAGTGATGCGCTGGTCAGCGCCGGAGTGCTGGAGTCTGACCACCACTGCCAATGGATTGAGGCCCGGTGGGTGAAAGAAGGCCCGGAATGCTTAGTTACAATCGAACCCTTGGATTATGACTGATGGGTAAGAGAAGCGACTTCGAACGAAAGCCACTGGATTACTATCCGACGCCCGTAGAGGCTGTGCGGCCCCTTCTGCGGCACCTATTCCCGACCCTGACTTTCTGTGAGCCGTGCGCCGGGGAAGGCGTCCTGATCGGCCATCTGGAGCAAGCCGGGTTCAAGTGCGTCTCGGCCTTTGATGCGGCTGTTGGGCCTTATAGGCGGCACGATGCGTCATTTATCACCGAGGAAGACCTGAACGGGGCGGACCTAATCATTACCAATCCCCCGTGGGACCGAGCGCCCCTGCATCAGATTATAGAACGGTGTGCGAGGCTGGCCCCGACATGGCTACTGTTCGATGCTGATTGGATGCACACGAAGCAAGCGATTCCTTATTTGGAGTATTGCCGAGTGATTCAAAGCATCGGAAGAGTGAAGTGGATGGCTGACTCCGAAGGGCCGGGGAAAGACAATTCTTGCTGGTATCTCTTTGATATGACTAGGGAAAAGTGCGACACCAAATTTTTTTCAAAAATGTACTGATAGTGGCTTGACGCCAGTCTGGCACTATGCCATATTCGCTTTATGCCAGATGGCATTGACCTTGATATAGGAGATACAGATGAACAACCTTGCTACTCTCGCTGACCGCTACGCTGACCTCAAGGCTGAACTCGAAGGCATTCAGCGCCTTCTGGACGAATGCAAGGCCGAGATCAAGGCTACGGGTCGTGACGAAATCGTCGGCACCCGCGCTGTCGTGACGGTCGGCCTTTCCGAGCGTACCTCACTCGACCCCAAGCTGGTCAAGGAACTCCTGACCGCCGAACAGGTCGCTGATTGCTCCAAGACTGCGCTGATCGAAACGATCCGCGTCAAGGCAATCAAGACCACCATTTTGGCATAAGGGGGCGACCATGCAGAGTCCAATCGAAATCATCAAGGGCGAGGATGGCGTCTATACCATCTACTACTTTGGCAAGGTGGCGGGCTGGCTTCAGCCCTCTGCTTTCCTCTCAGAAGGCCGCAGGAAGGGCTTCCGCGCTCTGTCCATCCATGGCGACCTGAAGCATGTCTGGAGCCTGAACATGGGGAAGGACTGGGTGTTGGGCGCGTATTTCTAAGGGGGATACAATGGAAAACGAAACCGTATATCTGCTCGATATGACTGACTGCGATGGTGATGTGGTGACTATCCATCGGCCTAACCGCTGGGAAGGTGATTACATGATGCGGATTCACAATGACGATGTTATCACAGGCATCATCATTGATGGTCCAATGGCTTGTGCGCTTCTTGGAGTGCTGGCCCCCATCGCTCGCGATTTCAAGATTGATGAGTACCTGAAGCTTGAGATGGAATGATGGACGCCAAACCGGAACTTCAAGCTCAGGCAGACCACTTGCTGCGTCTGCTATGGGACTTGAACATCACCAATAGGCAAGCAATCAAGGAATGCGGCTGTAACCAGACCACATTCTATAGATGGCTGTCAGCTCGAACCCCTATACCTAGATCGGTGATCAGGATGTTTGAGTTGATGTTGGAGCTTCGTCAAAAACCTGTTGCAGAAGACGCAGCAGAGGCGTAGTCTCAAAAGACTGAGGCCCACCGGGAGCGAACCGATGGGCCTCGGAAACCAACTACGCGGACCAGACGCGCGTTGGGCTTACCCAATTATTTAAC